TGATCGGCAGGGACGCGCTTGAGGTCGCCGATGAACTGCTTTGCCGAGACGCCGTAATAACCGATCTCATCAAAGATGGAGATTTCGGTTTGGCGAACTTCAGCGCGGGCAGATAGGGCATACCAGGTCTTCACGCCGCAGCGGGCGTGTCAAAATTTCAGACGGTGCCTTGGCTTGGGAAAACCTCACCAACCTCGAGCCCGAGTTGATCGCACTTCGCTTTGCGGCGCAGGTAGGTTTGCAGGATGTCGTCCTCCTCGGCTTCGGCATCGAGGCCGTGCAGGTTGCAGTAGCGCTCCCAGCTCATGTAGCCCTTATCCATCAGGTCGCTGTACAGGCGGCCATCGCGGCCATTGTCGACCGTGATTTTCTTCGGCGGGATAAACTCGCACCTCCACCAATCGTCGCCGGGGTATGGCAGGCGACCGGCTTGGATTTCCTGATAGATCCAGAATTTCCAAAACGGACGGCAGAACTGGTCGACCAGCATTTGCTGGAGACGCTCGAGGAAGTTCTGCGCGACTTCGAGTAGACCGCGGAACTCGGTGCCGCTCGCGCCGACAAAGATCATCAAGGCCTCGGGTGGCAGGCCGATGCCGCGCGCGACTTCGGAAATGACATAACGCACGAATGGTTCGAAACTCTGGCCGGGGTGTTCGTTTTTGAAACTCTGGATCGACTCGCCTGGCTTGAGCTTGGGAATCAAGGTGCCGTTGTAGAGGCGCTCGGTGCTGAGGTCTTCGCCTTCGCTGGTGGTGATCTTTGCGCCCAAGCCGATCTTGGCCGCTTCGTTGCTGGTGATCGAAAAGCCAATCTGCGCGCCTGCTTTGAATGCGCCCTTGGTGTAGGAGAGAATTTCCGAGAGGTCTTGCAGGTTGATCGCTGCGTTGTGCAGCCATGACGCGCCGCGTGGGTAGCCTGCCCGGCGGATGTGGCGGAAGTGGAGCATGTCCTGCGCTGGGACATCGGTGTACTTGCCGTTGGCGCGGTCGGTGATGACGCGGTAGGATAGGGGTGCGCCGAACTGGTCGAGCAGCACGCCATCGAATGAGCGGTCGGATGAATCGGCAGTCGAGCCGACAGCCTCGCCGCCAATGAAGCGGACGCGTGCGCCGCCGGTCTGGGTGGTGAGGAACTGCGCGAAGAAATCGCCATCGCAGGCGACTTGGCGGAGGATGAGAGATTGGGCGCCGTAGAAGTTGACCTGTGACGATGCGTCGAATGCCCATGCCTCAGCGCAGGCGCGATCCTCGAACGCGCGCTCGGCCATGCGGTTCCACTCAGCATTCGCGGTGCGGGCCTTCGGGACGATGCCGGTGCCGACGGCACGCTGGGCAAGGTGCTCGATGAGGTAGGCGGCGACACCGACATTATTGTAAAGCCAGCGGGCTTTCTTCAGTAGCTCGAGGCGTGTCTGCGCGGGAAGCTCGCGGCGGGGTTCGACGGTGTTGAGAATGACGAGACCGCGATTGATGGAATGCTCGGCAGCTTCAAAGGCGGCGGCCTTGGGCGTGGCGTTTTTCTTCGGGCGTCCTGCTCCGGCGCGTTTGCCGCCACGGTTTGATTTTTTGATTTCGCTCACGATTGATTTCGGGGTGTCAAAATCAAAGCGGCGATGAGTAGCGCGAGCGGTCGACGATCGCGGCAAGCTGACGCTCACGACCTCCGTCGGTGAGCAGTTCTTCGATCGCTTGGAGGAGCAGCCACTTAGGGAAACTCACCTGCCCGGACGAGCTTGAGCCCTCGGTGCCGATGCTGGTGATGACGACTTCCTCGGTGGCGCTGGAAAATACGGTGTCGGCCAAAGCCTCGAGCTCTTCGTTTGTCTTGGTCCGGCGCAGGTAGGACTTCACGCCGCTGATTTTCATGGATTCGCTCACGCCGACGGGCGGGTGTCAAAATGGCGGGCTTGGAGCTCCTTTTTTTTGGCCCACGGGCGGGGAGGCCTGATCACCAAAATGTGCATCACCGGGGAAAATGAGTTTGAGTGCTTTATTTTCACCCTTGTTTTCTAAGGTTTTGACCCCTCAAAAAAACTTCATCTTTCTTTGATTTCCCTGTTGACGGAATCAAAGTGCGGATTTAGTGTCTTCCCATGCAAGTCACCATCAGCGCCGAGGATCTGTTCTCAATCGTCGAGAGCATGAAGTCGGAGCTCAGCGTCCGTACCGCGAAAGCGCCGGTCGTGTATCCTGCCGAGATCACCAAGCCGATGCTTGCCAGTCGCTGCGATGAACATGAGGAGTTGGCGTTTCCCGTGCTCGCCACGCCGAAGATCGACGGCATCCGCTGCTTGAAGGTTGGCGGTCGTGCTCTGACCCGTTCATTCCTCCCTATTCCCAATCGCTTTGTGCGCGAATGGATCGAGGCCAATCTTCCCGACGGCATGGACGGCGAGCTGATGCTGCGCGGCGGCACATTCAGCGAGACCACCAGCGCGATCGGTTCCAGCGATGGCGAGCCCGATTTCGTTTTCCATGTCTTCGACTATGTGGAGACCTCGACCGGCACTCCGTACAGCGAGCGCATCAAGGCTCTGGCTGCGCTTCCAGATTCCGATCGGGTTGTGAAGGTGCTGCCTGTGGAAGTGCAAGGCACCGACGATCTCGCTGCTTATGTGCAGACCTGCTTGGCCGAAGGCTACGAGGGTGTGATGGTTCGCACGCCTGATTCGCCGTACAAGTGCGGGCGCTCGACCGTGAAGCAAGGATACCTTCTCAAGATCAAGCACTTTGAGGATGCCGAGGCGGTGGTGGTCTCCACTTACGAAGGCATGACCAATCAAAACGCGGCGAGCCAAGACGCCTTTGGAAATACCAAGCGCAGTCTCTCCAAGGCTGGCATGGTCGGACGCGGCGAGCTCGGTGGCTTCGTGGTTCGCAACCTAGCGACCGGCGTGAAGTTCCGGCTGGCGTACAATCACAACGCAGGCGGCATTGACCGCGTTGGCCTGTGGGAGAACCGCGACAGCCTTGTCGGCAAAATCGTGAAGTTTAGCCATCAGCCGAGCGGGGCGAAACAAGCTCCACGGTTTCCGGTGTTCATCGGATTCCGCGAGACCTGGGACATGAGCGCATGACATCTATGAAAAAGAAAGAAACCAGAGGGGGCGCTCGAGAGGGCGCAGGACGACCAGCAGGGAAAACGCGCGTGACGATCGCGCTCTCGATCTCTCATGCGGCAAATGCCAAGCTCCGGCGCGCAGCACAAAAAAAATCCGCCAGCATTTCCAGCGTGGCGGATGAGTTGTTTCGGGACTTGTAAGCGCTGCTTACCAGTTCAAGCGTTTTTCAAAATGTGCCATGCGATGTGGCACAGCTTGAGCGCGTCCATGAAGTGGTCATCGCGCACATCCTTCCAAACATAGACCTGACCGGATGGCGTCTTGCGCGGGACGAGCTTTTGCCCGCTCAGTCCTGCGATGAACTCGGTGGTGACTTTCTTCGGGATCTTGAGCTCGGGTTTTTGGTCCTTGATCCGATCGATGAAAAGCTCGGTTTTGATCGCGTGGTCGACATAGGTGTAGAGCACAACGCCGGGGAAGTTGTCGATCGTGGTGCGGCTGATCCGCGTGCCGAAGGTGACATTCGCGCCCTTTGCCGGGTGAAAGAATCCGCCTGAATCTTGGCAGGTGGCATAGACGCGGAATGTAGCAAAGCCGGAGTCGATCAGACCGCACTCGGGTTTCACGATACTGCCGTTCGGTGTAGCATAGGATCGTAGTGGCGGATCGCGGAGAAGATCTTCGACGGCGAGCGTGGTGCCGTAGTCGAGGACATAGCTTGATCCATCGGCGGCGAAGGCGGTGGTGACCCAGTGCTGTTTCTCCTGGCCGACATCGGCGCAGGTGACGACATGCGCGGGTTCATCGATCGGGCAGGTGCCGACTTCGTAGCTGCCGGAAAGGCCGAGGATCTTGGCATCGCCGATGCTGGTCTCGACCTGCTCCCACGGCAGGGCCATGGTTGAGTTGGTGAAATCTTGCAGGCCGTTGAGGGTTTCCGAATCGCGCAGGAACTTCACCGCCAGCGCGCCGAAGGTGCAGGACCGCCATGGTGCGTAGAGTGAATTGAGGTGGAATGAGCGAAAGCCCTTTTGCGCGGACTCATTGGTGCATTGCCATTTCCCCTGCTGGAGCATTTCCATTTTCTGGCCGTCGTTGATCGAGCCGTGGCAATGCTGGCATTCGTAGCGCGCGGACTCTTCGACCTGCGCCATGTTCCACTTACCGTCGGCCTTGGCCTCGCGATCCCACTTCACTTGCTCCCAGAGTAGCTCGATGCGTTCCGCGCAATGCGGGCATGGCAGCATGAATTTTTCCTGCGTGCCTTTGAGGTATTCCTTCCAGATCGGTCCCTCGGGCGTGGTCGGTGTGCTGGTCTTGACGCGGAGGGCGCCGACGAAAGATTTCGTGCGGTTCTCGGCAAGGTGCAGCGCGCTGGTTTCCTTGTCGGTCTCAGTGGCGAACTTGTCGACCTCATCGAGCAAGAGCAGACCGGCGGGGCGGCTGGCGAGGTTGGCCGGTGAGTTGGACCCGACAAAGACGAGCGAAGATCGGCTGAAGTGTTGCTCGAGGGTTTTGAACTTGTGGCGATCGGCAGGCTTTTGAGCCGAGAGCGTGGCGCTGTCATCGAAGAGCGGCATCCATCGCGTTTCGGAAAATGATCGAGCAAGGCCTTCTGTCGGCATGACCCACACCATCGGCTGCGGCTTGTTGCAAATCCGCCATGCGGTCCCTGCTTGGATCATGGTGGTCTTGCCGGTTTGGGTTCCAAAGACCAGCACGACATCCGTGACATCGATGTCACCGAAACACTCGAGCGGTTCGCGCAGGTAGGGCGTCATGCTGACGGAAAAAGCGCCAGGCATTTGGGTCTGACGCTCGGAGAGAATCACCTCATCACTGCACCAATCCACCACCGACCGGCGATCGATCGGCGCGTAAATCGAGCGGATGTGCTCGCGCAGGGCTTCGGCGGCGGGGGTCATAGGGTTTTGCGAATAACTTCAGTCAGAGAATCGCACCACTCGGAAAGCGCGGCCTCGATGGCCTTTTGCGGTTGGCCGAACAAGCGAGGCGCGAGGCTTTTCGGCATCACTTCCAACATTTGTTTGGCGGCCACATGCGGACGACCGGCGATCTCCTTCGCCTCGTCGAAGTAGAGCAGAATCCCCTCAGCGCGTTGCCATTCCTTGAAGTCGCGCTCGGCTTTGTGGCGGTTGTTTCGGGCGGCGATGTAGATCGAGTTTGCCTTGCGGATGTCCTCAATCGATCCGCCGTTCCGTTTGCAGAGGACAAGTTCGTTGTAGCCGACCTTCTCCGCCAACCTCGCCCGTCGAAGCGACTGGCGCGGGGTGTTGTCATCGTCGTCAGGCTCGGGCGCATCATGCGCTGGGCCTGTGACCGGCTGGGGCTTGGCGACCGGCGGCGGGGCGTCCATCACCTTTTTGTTCTTCCGGGGTTTCGGCTTCGCGTTCACCTCACGCCACGCCTGCGCCGCATCCACCGAAGTGGTCGGCATCCCCTTCTTCACGAGCCGCGAAACGAGACCTTTGTCGATCTCGAGGGCTTTGCTCAGTTCAGTGATCCCCATGGCGAAGTCAACAAAGGCTCAAAAGTCAACACTCAGACAACTGACGAGAGTGGCCCAACACCAAATGAGCGCTCGCGCGTAGGAGACTCCCTAAATTTTTCCGGTCGATCGTTTTCATTTCCCGAGAAGTTCGCGGATGCGTTTCGCCTGTTGCTCCATCGGTTCGAGAAGATCCAACGCTCGTTTGAGTCGGTCGTCATCCCATGTCTCGACCTCGCTGCTCATCTTCCGCTGCCAGAGCACGAAGGACTGATGGACGCCTTCGATGGTGACGATCGCCTTCGACTTGTCGGATGGGTTGAGTGGCTCGGGCTTCACCGGTTCGGGCAGGCCAAGGCCAAGCTCGAGTTGCACTTCGGTCTCTGCCACATAGTCGACGCCCCAGCGATCGGAGGCGAACGAGCGGGACTGGCTGAGCCACTTGGCTGCGGACTTCTTGCAGACCAGTAGGCTGCGGTGGATCTCCTCCCATTGGGACTGGGTGGTATCGGTTGGGATGCTCAGCTCCTTGAGGCCGAGCATGTTGGTATCGATGATGTTCATTGGTTTCTACTTTGTGGATGTGAGCCGGGCGCGAGCTGCGGCCTTGGCTTTGGTGAACGGGTCGGTTGCTTTCGCTTTGTAGGTCTCGCGGGTTGAGTTCGCTTTGCGGAACTTGGTACAGTCGAAGTTCGTGTCATTACCGCTCAGGATGTCGCGGATGCCCACGACATAGTGAGAGATGAGCGCGCGGGTGACGCCAAGCTCTCGGGCGATCTCAGCCTGTGACTTCCGGCCGTTGAGTTGATCGAGGCCGGATGCCAGGGCGAGGGCGTGAATGGTGGCTGGGAGGTTGTTGGATTGCAGCAGCAGGCCGATGACTCGGGCGAGGATGAGCGACTGGTTTCTGATGACAGCATCCTCCCGCATGCGGATGATCTTGCGCGCCTGATAGATCGAGACGCCGAGGTCATCCGCGATGATCTCCTCTTCGGTATCGATCTCAGCAGCGAAGTCGGGCGTGTAGCTCGCTTGGTTGTCGTGCAGCATTCACATCCCATTTGTGGGGTTTGTTTGTAATCCGCAAAAGGTTTCATCCTATTTTTACATTTTCTGTTTTTTGATAGGATCGAAGAACTCGGCGAGCTCCTCGCGGCTGATGGTTGGTCTCGATGAGACCGGCATCGGGATCGTGTTCGGCGGTGGGCGTGATGCCTCTTGTTTCTTCCTCCAAGCGGAGGCGTGAGTCCAAACATCGGATGGGTTTTCGAGAAACTTTGTCCGGCTTCGAGGTTGCCATGCTGGGACGCCTTGCGGGATCTTGGCGTAAAGGTAATCCTTCATCGTCTGCCATTGGGCCGCTGTTAGCTCAGAAAGGCACCGTGACGCCTCCGAAAGAAGTTTTTGCTCTGTGTATGCCAAAGGTAGCTCCCAGCCGCTCCTGAGCGATCTGACGCGCTTTTCGAGATCGAGCATCGATTGGGCATTTGCGGTGGGCATGTTCTCGGCATAAAAATCCTCCGCGCTCTCGCTCGCTTCGCTTTGGGGGGTAGGGGGGAGAGATTCTATTTCCTTTCTATTCTCCTTCTCCTTCCTTTCTATGGGTTTTTCGTTGGGTTTATGTTGGGTTTCTCGTTGGGTTTCTCGTTGGGTTTCTCGTTGGGTTTTGGGCGGGCGACCACCGAGCTTCCCATTGTTTTGTGCTGCTGCTTGCTTTGCAGGGGTGCGTAGTTTTCCAAGCTCCCTGAGCTGTTGCACCTCTCCCTCTTTCTCGATCGGATAACCCCAGACGGTCAGCGTCTCACCATCCCATTGCCAGAGGTCGCAGGTCTGAATGACCTCGTCCTTTGTGACCCGGACGAGCTGTTGCCACTTGCGGTCGGCCCAGCCAGCGCAGGCGGTGATTGTGCCGCCATTCTCTTGCCCGATGCAGTAACGCAGCAGGCAGAGCCATGTGGCCCGCTGGGTCGGATCGCTTCCGAGGAAGTTCTCCGAGTCCAGCGTTTGAATGCTTAAGTTCAGCCAGTTCATGTTGGATCAGAATGGGATGTCGTCTTCTTCGTCGTCGAATGAGTTGGTGACCGGTGCTTGGGGCGTCGGCTGCGGCTTGGGGTAGTCCCAGTCCATGATCTTAGCGTTGCCGAGGATCGGGCCTTTCTCTCCTGCGGCTTTGCGGTCTCTTGGTAATTCTTGGGCGATGAAGCCGTGGTATCCGTATTGGTCGGTTTCTCCCACGATCTTACCGGCTCTCAACTCATCCTCGTCGATTATGAGTTTAAGCATGAGCGGCAGATACTTTTCTCCGTTCTTGCCGTGGTAAAAAGCGGTCTTGTCGATCTTGCTTAATTTAATGCTAATGCTGATGTCTTTTTTCATGTTGTTATGGGGTTGGGGTGAATGTTGAATGGTGAATGGCGGGACGATGTGGCCACATCTTTTCGGCGTCCGGGTTTCCAAGGTTGCGGGGTGACTTCGTGCTTCTCCACCATCCCCTCCCGACCTCGATGTGCTGGCGGCTGGAAAATCCTGCCCAAACCAGTCATCCGTGTCGCGATGCCGCCGCCATTCACCAAAGGTTTTCAGTGCAGCGTCGGGATGTCGTCCTCGAAGTCGAAGTACTCGCTGATCTCCTGCATGATCGCATTGTGAACAGCGCCTTGGATCTGGATTTGATCTGGATCTTCGTCGTGCTTGTGGGCTCGGTGCCATCCGTATTTGATGCCGTTCTCGACGGCTTCGCTGAGGACTCGGTATGTTTTCGGTTTCATGTGTTATGGGGTTGGGATTGCTGAGATGAGAATCTTGAT